AGCAAAAAGGCATTGACGAATCCCTAAGGATAATCAAAGACGATATTGATTACATGTTGAACATGTAATCACTTAATAAGAAACAACCTATTTCTATTCGGAATCGGTATCAAGGAATCCTTATTGTTGTCGATATTGACTTTTTCAAACACCCCAATTAGTGAGTTTCTGGTATGCGCTTTGTGATTGCCAGGCAATGCGTTGGAATACAAAGATTTTTCATGCCACGCGATTATGTCGCCTGCCATGGGCATGTGTTGATATATTTTTCCAACATCCAGGTTTGCCAAAAAATGACAAAATTGGACATATTCACTGTATGTCTCCATAGCGCCTAGGTCTTTCATGATTTCTGGGTTGGCGTCTAACTTGTGCGACCCAGAAGATATTTGCAATACGCCCGATAGAGGGTGGTGGTCTTCTATGGCGGCCATTACCAAAATAGCGTTCGGTGAATTGACTTGTTCATTGCACCATGGTGATTCCGTCTTCCAATGAGTTCTCGGTGCTGACATAATTGCACTAACTGATTTGAGCCCATATGTTGTGTCCATTGAATCTGCTAACGACTCCATAAAGTCACCACAAAGAATGGAAACAATAGAATCAGAAACAAGATATTCTTTTGTTGAGGGCAAATAAGATTTGCCGCCGTCCTCCACTAAAATCATTTCGTTTGCATACTTTGATTTGTAGTCATCAATGGCCTGGTGCGGTGACGCGTTCAGGCGCACCGCATATCCATTGTCCATAAAGTGATTGTGATTACTGGAGGTGTACTGCTCGAGTAATCGATAATCGACATATGATTGGCGTCCACCGTTAGTTTTGTGTCCATAACCATTGATGTGAATATTTTTTCCAAACGTGTTTAGGGCATGCAGAAAACCCACGCCTTCGGTAAAACCCACATCAAGACCTAATTCGTCTATTTTCCCTTCTGCTATTTGCGCCCATGCGTTGGCAATAGCCTGATAACCAGTTGTTTCTCCGACCCAAAAATGTCTAGCAATTATTTCAGTAACCGTATAATCGTGCCAAGCGGTAGAGGTGTCAAAATCTTTCGGTTTATTAGTGCTCATATAATCAGGCTAACATAATGGCATGAACGAACGGTTTGTTGTCGGCATTGTTTCCCTTGGGGTAATGGGTTCGTCACTTGCTTCATCATTGCGCTATTCGGGTCACTCGATTATTTGGGCATCTCAAGGCCGTTCGCAAAAAACAATTAATAGAGCGAATTCTGTTGACGCAATTGATGTGGGAACAATTCAGGAATTATCAGACCGCTCTGACGTGATTATGTCAATTGGTTTTGGCAACAGCGGACCCGAAACTGCCGAACTTTTGATACATACGGGTTTTGACAAACTTCTTGTTGACTTTAATTCGTTGTGGGGCGAGTCATCCGAGCAGTCATTTTATGAGACAGTGGCGCAAGGAAAATATGAATACGTCGACGGCGCAATCCACGGCTATCCCTTAAAAGAGTCTTTTGCCAAAGATGGGTTGACCCGATTGATGCTCCTACATGGGGGGCGGGCTCAGTTTATCGGCTCGCTGTTTACTGATGGTATTTGGACTCCAGTATATTGCGAAGACAAAGCAAAAAAAGAAAACAGAATTATGAGTCAACCACCGTATAAAACGACGGGGTCGTGTACCTAAATCCTTCTGTAATCATTGTTACGCCATGCAAGTAGTTGACGTCGCCAGGGTGCATCACGGCCAAGCCAGGCTTTGGTCGTATCGTGATGTCGTGTTGAGGGTAAAACAGGTCTCCACCCTCAAAATCGTCGTTGTAGTAGAGCAGAGAGTTGAGGTCATAATCAACAAATGCGTTGGGTCTGCCGTCGTTTAGTTGTTTATCAGCATGGGGTCTCTGTTCAATTCCTGGACGCCACTTCATTATGACTGGTGGGCGTTTGCTGACTTTAACTTTGTAGAAGTCTTCAATGGTTTTTTGCATTTTGTCAATGTATTTTTCAACAATGAGCCAAACCTGTTTATTCAGTTTTTCAAGGATTTCACTACTGCATTGTCGGTCGTTCCAGTAATCGGCGTTGTAAAGACAAGTCCCATCTTCGGCGTAAACGCTTTTGGCAGAGTTGTTCCATTCATTAATCGTCGGGCAGAACTCTTGAATAAGTTTTAAATCTTCTAATTCCACAAAATTTTCAATAACCACTATATTTGAAGCGCTATTCCCAAAGTGCCCTGGCTTGATTTTCCATGGACTTTCTGATGTTTGTTCTACGCTCATTCTATAACCCTAACACCGCCAATGAGTGCAGACCATAATCGATATGATGTTTTTGCAAAATTGCTTCAGAATTGTCCATGCAAAACTCTTCAATTTCTGCATTCGTTTCCTTGGGAAAGTGGTCAACTTCCACGAAATGAATGTCAAAACATTCTGCTATCTTTTGTAGAAAAATGTGCCTATTTTCAAGTGAGTATATTTGTATTCCGTTTGAGTCTGCAAAATTTACTACATCTAATACTTCTTGTGCACTGTTTGAAAAAGATATGCGTGGCAGTTCATATTCTCCCCATGTTCCTTTTTCGGCAAATGATATATCCGAGGATATGAATGAAGACTGAGGATTAGCCACAAAAGGGAACCTGTTAGACGGTTCTCCGTAAATAAGCATTTTCGCAAACTCCATTCTTGACACACCTTCTGGAGCGAAAACGGACATACTTGCAGTATGCGATACTGGGTCCCTGACAATGGTGAACGTTTTTATGGTTCGGTTATGATTCGGCAAGAGTTCTTGTAAAAGTTTTTTGTCATTGTCATTTTTTTTAATTGGATGATTTCCAAAGTGCCCGCACAGCAGGGAGTTATTTCCCCATTCATTTTTTGAAAGATAATCATCCAGCGAAGGCGTGCTTAGACTCACCCCAGAGTTGTACAAGTCTATGTGTGTTGCTCTGCCAGATGTTCTAGGTATGTGAAGAAAATATACACCAACATCCTGATTCATTGAATCAGACTATCAGTGGCTACTTTGTCAGCAGGGCGCGAACTTGAAGCATGGAGGGAAATATGGAGGAAAGAAAGGGGGGAAGAATGGAGGGAAGAAAGGAGGAAAGTATGGAGGGAAATAAGGAGGAAAGAAAGGAGGAAAGAATGGTGGGAAAAACGGCGGGAAGAATGGAGGGAAGTATGGGGGAGTAACGGCTGGAGATGAAGTGGAAACATCGGAGGGCACGCCATAGTTTGTATTCGCCGTAACGGTAAATGTATATGCGGTGCCAGAAGTAAGACCAGTAACAGTGATTGGCGATGTGGCACTCGTTCCCGTCAAACCGCCAGGACTTGAAGTTGCGGTATAGGTAACTGTGCCTTTACCGACATACGAAGATGGTGTGAATGCAACACTGACTGTTTGTAAGTCATTTGGGTTAGCGGCTGCAACAACTGGCGAAGCGGTGCCAGTCGGGGATGTCGGTGTCGTTGGCTTTTTCCCGCCACTGTCTTTTGGTGCTCTGCTTGCCATAAATTACGCTGAAATGTCTCCGACGAGAACCCAAGTATTGGTTGCTCGCTTGATGAGCGTAGCATACGACCATTGTGTTCGCAGTTTCAAGCCTGGAGCAGCATTTACGGTTACGCCAGACCCTTGAACAACTGTGGTCTGACCAGCGCCAACCTGCAAAATGTTGATTTGCGTACCAACTGGAAATGCCACGGATGAGTTTGGTGGGACTGTGAGGTTATTTCCAGAGGCAACATTCATTTCCACAATCTTATTCTTATCACCTAGCACAAGCGTGTAACTGGCGATTTGAGCATTGGTTGACACATCTGCCAAACTGAGCGTGAATGTCTTGTCTCCGTTGTCATCGGTTGAACTGAGGTCAAGACCTGCACTAGCGAATATGCTTAATGACTTAACGTAACTGCCAGTCGTATCGGTTCCCAAATCGATTGGGTCATTTACCCATGCTGAACCGTTCCACTTCAAAAAGTCACCCGCAGTGGCAGAAGTTATTGTTACATCGCCAACATCGTCAAGCGTGTTGATGGTGGGAATTGAGTCATTTACCCATGCTGAACCGTTCCACTTAAGGAACTGGCCAGCAGAGGCAGAAGTGATTGAGACGTCACCAATCTCGTCGAGCGATGTAATGCTTTGCCCGTCAACATAAAATGTTGTAGCAATGTCGTAATACGTAGAGCCATCTTCAGTGATTTCCCACTTATCGCTTGTTTCATTCCAGCGGACGGCAACGTTTGCCGACGTTCCACGTTCAACTTCAATACCAGCATTCTGTGATGGCGCGCTTGTCTCATTGCTATTGAGAACAATGATGTTGTCAGCGAGATTGATTGTCTCCGTATTGACGGTTGTCGTTGTCCCATTAACCGTGAGGTCACCAGAAATAATCAAGTTGTCGTCAATTGTGACCGTTCCGCCTGCTGAGTCAATTACTAGATTGCCGGCGGTTGTGTCAATTTCTGCTGATGCCGAAATACCAATCTGAACACCATCTGCAGTAATTCCAGCGAATGATGGATTGTCAGATGCGCCGACAGCCTGACCAATTGCGATAGTAGCCGAGGAGCCCTCACCTGGAGTGTGGGTGACAGTTACACCGGTGCCAGCAGTAACATCTGACATGTAGTTGCCGGTCGTGTCTGCACCGAGCGCAACACTGTCCGGCTGAACAGTTGCGGTGATTGTAATATCCGACGAGCCGTTGAACGAAGCAGAACCGCTGAGGTCGCCGCCAAGTGAGATGGCTCGGGAGGTCTGCAGTGAGGTGGCTGTGTCGGCATTTCCAGTCAGGTTTCCGGTGACATTGCCCGTTACGTTTCCGCTGACATTTCCTGTCAATGGCGCAGAAACATGCGCGAATGTTACAGATGACGATGTGGCAACAGCCTGACCGATTGCGATTGTCGCATTCGAACCCTCACCAGGGGTGTGAGTAATCGTTACACCGGTACCCTGGGTAAGGTCGGACATAAAGTTGCCAGTTGTGTCTGTTCCTAGCGCAACCGAGTCGGGCTGAACTGTTGCACTGATTGAAACATTGCTGGTTCCGTCAAATGATACAGAGCCTGAGACATCTCCAGAAAGTGAGATTGTTCGCGCGTTCTGCAAAGCGGTTGCAGTTGCGGCGTTTCCAGTAGTGGAACCGGAACTACCAGTTACATTCCCAGTTACATTCCCAGTTACATTCCCATTGACATTTCCTGTTACATTCCCAGTGACATTTCCTGTTACGTCTGCTGCTACATGAGCGAATGTAACCGATGCACTAGTCGCAACACTTTGCCCTATTGAGAGAGTATTGCCAGTCTTTGTGATTCCCGTTCCCGCAGTTATGTTTGCCGCGCCAGTGAACTGTGACCAGTTCATGTCATCGGTTCCGAGAACGTGTTTGTCGTTCTCGCCAGTTCCCTCCGAAGAGATAATGAAACCTTGGTTTATGTTTGTTGCACCATTTGCCACATAGACAGCGTCGCCTCGCACGACCTCATCATTCAAATTGTCGTGGTCTGATGCCCTCGTAAGTACATACGGAACGCTGACGGAACCCTGAGCCGTAACTACATAAATTCCGTTTTGTGTTGCATCGGCTTGGTCCTTGACCAAAACCCTGTCACCCGTAGTGGTATTGATGCCGTCCATCACCAATCTTGCGTTGGCGGATGCGGTAAGGGTTGCGCCTACACCGTTTGTTCCGTTTGCATAAGTCGGTGTATTTGGAAGAGCGGCTGCAGTTGCCGTTTCTACTGAGTTGTGCCAATTAATTCCAGCGCCAATTGCGTCGGCGTATGCCTTGGTCGCGGCATCAGTCGGATTGGTCGGTGCGGGGACTGTGACAGTTCCAGTAAATGTTGGGGAGGCGAGTGGTGCCTTTGCATCCATTTGCGTTTGAATTGCAGAAGTTACGCCATCCACATAGTTAAGTTCTGTTGTTGAAAGAGTGGCACCATCAAGAATGTTGATTTCTGCGGCTGTTGAGGTAACGCCAGTCAAGTCTGTTGGGGCGATGGAGATACTTGCGGAACCATCAAATAACTGACCAGCAATTGTCCGAGCCGTTTGCAGGGCTGTAGCGGTTACCGCATTACCGGAAACATCACCCGTTACGTTGCCTGTTACTGGCGCAGAAACATGTGCGAATGTTACAGACGCGCTCGTGGCTACCGACTGACCAATAGCCACTGTCGGGCTGGAGCCCTCACCGGGTGTGTGCGTTACGGTAACGCCCGTACCCGCTGTTAGGTCGTTGACAAAGTTTCCAGTTGTGTCAGTACCAAGGGCAATGCTGTCAGGTTGCACCGTCGCGGTAATGGTTACATTTTGAGAACCATCAAAGGAAACAGAACCAGATAAATCGCCAGCAAGAGAAATTGTGCGTGCGGTCTCAAGAGTTGAGGCCGTGTCAGCATTCCCTGTCAGGTCGCCAACGAAATTTGCGCTTCCGCCAACACTCATTCCGCCAGAAAACGAAATGTCCGTTCCGTCACTCGTTATTTCTACGCCGCCAAGGTCAATTGTCGTTCCCGACAGATAGATGTCACGGAAGCGAGCAGAAGCAGAACCTAAGTCATAGGCCTCGTTTGTGTTTGGGATAATGTTCCCGCCAACATTTGTCTGACCATTAACTGTCAGTTGTCCAAAAGTTACTGAGGCTGAGGTTCCAACTGCCTGCCCAATGGCAACAGTTGGTGTTGCGGCTTCGCCAGAGTTGTTAGAGAGTGTGACACCCGTGCCAGCAACAAGAGATTCAACATACGAACCAATGGTATCGGTGGAAAGATTTACGGCATCATTAATCCATGTAGAGCCGTTCCATCGCAAGAAGTCGCCGGAGGAGGCTGATGTGATTGTTACGTCGCCAAGGTCGTTAATACTTGATAAAGATAAAGGAACGCTGGAGTAAGCAAGGCTGGTCCAAGCCGTTGAACCGTTGCCTATTTTAAATTTTGCTGTGTCTGTTTCTAAACCTATTTCTCCAGCAAACAAAACTGGGTTATTTGACGTCCATGACGCTGCTGTGGAGCGCTTGACTTGAATTCGTGCACCGGACATTACAAGACACCTCCATCAAAAGTAAAAATTAAATTATTTGACACTTCAGCCTCATCTATTTCAAGAATACCACCATCCAGATTGTCTACGGTGAATGCTATGTCTTCTGGGTTCAGCAGCCACTTTTCCCCGTCCCATGTCCATGTCTTGGCACCAGATGAGTGAGTATCCCCTATTGAGGGAGAGTTTGGGAAATTTATTGCCATTAGCCAATTCCCCCTATTTCAACCCAAAATGAGTCGTAGCGAACAAAAGTTCTCCCCGTGTCCGATTCAAACCATAAATCACCCTCAGCCAAACCAGCAGTTGGGGCTGCATCAGAAACAGTTACGGACGAACCACCTGTAGTTACCCAAGAATTACCTTCGCGAACGTAAAGAGTGTCGTCGTCAATATCAAACCAAAGGGAGCCTTCAATTGGACTTCCCGGTGCTTCCGAAGAAACGGTTGCACCGCCCTGAGCCGCGAGCCAATTTGAATTGGACCTAAAGTAAAGTCGGTTGTTAGTATTGTCAATCGCAATTGCCCCATCTGGCAATACGGCTTCTGGGGCTCCTGCAGTAGTAAGAGTAACAATACCCAAGGCTGCCTTGAAGGCGTCGTCTGTTTGAAGCATGTTTGCTGAATCTCTAAAAAGGTTGGTGTCAAAGGTTGCGGAGCCTGAAGACCAATTAAGACGACCGCCGGCATCAATTCTGACTCGTGCGTAATTATCCCCGTTCACGCGGACAGAAAATGTCTCGTCGCTGACTGTGGAAAATTCAATTCCACGTAATGGGGTGCCAACAAATCTTGTCATGTGAATTCAGCCTCAACTGTTTTCTTATTGTTTGTGTCCCTCAAGACACTATGGATATTGCTAACCCGTAATTACTACCGTAAACGCATTTGATGCTGGGGCCACAGAGAAAGAAACAGTTACCGTATCGGCTGTTGTCCTTTCTACGTCTGCTATTACTGTGTCATAACTAGAAGTATCATAAACCTGCACGACTACTGCTCTGGTTCCAAAGTTGTGGGTAATTACGTGAGCAACATCGACTCCGTTGCCGACAGCCTTTGAGGCAACTCGAGCAAGTACAGGAGTGCTTGTGTTGGCTCCCGAGGATGAGGTTTCGGCAAGTGTTGCTCGTGCAGCAGAAGCGGAAACTGCGTTAGTTCCACCTTGGTCTAGTGGCAGTGTTCCGGTGGTGTCATTAGAGCCTTGTGCAAGGTCAATTACATCTCGGCTGATGACTCCGTTTGTGTAGGTAAGTCCGTCTCCCGCAATATTCGAGTCAATTTTTAGACCTGCGGAAGCAGTCGACAAACCAGAGATTCCTGCATCAAGTTTGATTCCGACTGAGTCAGAAGTAATTTCCAGACCAGTGTTAGCACCTACGGTTACCGATAGGACGCCTGCGCTATAGCCGAGACCGTCTCCCGCTGCGTCAGACTTGATTCGCAGGGCATCGGAATGAACCTCGATACCGGTCCCAACATTGACGTTGAGAGTGCTACCAGACTTACTAAGAGCATCACCCGCATCAATTTGACCAGTACCAGAGAATTGTGTGAACGTAAGTCCAGTAGTGCCGAGAGTAATCGTGTCGTTGGTTGTGAGAACAAACCCTTGGTCACCGTTTGTTGTGCCTTCTGCGATGAAGGTAAATGCACCCGCAGTTACCTTGCCCGAAGTATCAAAGTCATCGGCGCGAACTGCTGCACCAGATGCCTGAACAACATAGATACCGTTTTCTGATGCAGTGCTTTGGTCCTTAACAAGAACACGGTCACCAGTTGCAAGTACGACTCCGTCAACTGTGTCTCCGTTCTCGAGACCAGAAGCAAGAAGTACGGGTGCGGTTGTTGCAACACGAGATGATGCTTTAACATCAAGTCCCTGACGTGCAGAGTCAACATAACCCTTAGTGGCGACATGAGCGGCGTCGGTTGGTGTTGCCGCTTTGAAGTTTCCACTTGCATCACGAATTACAAGTTTTGAAGCAGTCGCATCCGCAGTAGCGTCTTCAAGTTTTGTCTTGTCTGAAGAGGACATGACACCATCCGCTGATGTCGTTGCAAGAACTGGAGTAAAAGTTAAAGCGCCGTTAGACTCACTGATTGTAAGCGCCGCTGAAGCACTGCCAGCAGACGAGGCTGAATGGACCATTTTGCGCCATGCGCTACCCGTATAAACCTTGATTGTTTTTTCGGTAGAATTGTAAACTAACCTGCCCTCAAAATTGTCAACAGAAGGGTCAGAGGCGACGACCTGAAACTTGCCGTTCTGGAGTTCGTTCTGGTTAAGATTTAAATTTGTTACAAATTTCATGTAGGTTTACCTCCAGAGTTCCTCTATGAAAGATACGCCTTTCCGGCGAAAGAGTGTGAGAAGGTCACCGTTAGGGCGTTTTCTGATATATAGGTGACCTCGCCAATGACCTTGCTTTGAGCGCTATCGACAATGCTTACATTGGGGAAAAATCGCATGTTGTGCGTGATATTCCACGTACTCGAAGCAGATGCTTGGTTATGGACAAAACGCGAACGTGACCTCACCTCCTCGATGGCGCCCTGAATAGTTGTAGAAGTTATTTCTGAGGTTGGATTAAAAATCAAAGTCGCAGCATCACCAGAGTCAGAAAAAGCGTCATTTACATATTCGACTGTCGCATAGTTCAACTGTACAACTGGGTCAATATTTGGAACCAGGTCAGCAAGGTCGACTGTTCCATTGATTGAATTTTTATCTATTGAAATAAAATATTTATTTATCCCGGCGCCCTTAATTCTTTCAGTAACTTCGTAAGTAACACCTTGAGGCAACGTTGCCGTGTCGTTGGTAGCGTAAAGAGACACTGAGAATGAGCCAGATGCACTTAATTGTGCTGTAATTTCTGTTGGAGAGATTGTGATATTGTCCGATGACTGACGCATTGGGGATGTAAGAAGAAAATTGACGCGTCCTGTCGAAGGGGCTCCCGTTCCAGACTCAACGTAGGTTCCGGTGACGGTAATTGGTGTGAAAGCCATTATTGTGCCTTTTGTGTTACGTTGACGGTGACTGCGTGCAAAATAGTATCATCTGTTGAATCAAAAATCCTTTGTATGTCAGCCACTCTAACCTTTAATACAAGTTGGTCTGCATTGAGTGTGGCGTTATCAAGCGCAGCAACGACTTCGTTGATTATGGCCACATTTTCTGAGGTGCGCACTTGCCACAAACTGACCTGAACCATTCTGGTTCTTGCCAGCACCAAACTGTCCCCAAGAAGTGCCGGAGTGTTTGACAATTCATCAAAAATAGTGATATAAGGATAAGTGGTTTCTGGTGGCGCAATGTCTCTAAATATGCGCGTAGATACCTCAGTTATTGTGTCATTCAATAACACAGTTCTGATTGCTCCGCCGATAGAAGCCATTACGCCTCCATGTCGACGACAAATGTTTTACCCTTTAGGGCCTTGGTTTTTCGAGTATATGCAATTTGTAAATTCCTGACAACGTGGCTCCCAGCAACCTTTGCAACATTATTTCTTGCCGGACGCATAAATGGACGTGGCTGCAATTTGGTTGTTCCAAATTCCAAATCTTTTGCAAATGGTGCTTTGCTGCCAAACTCTGCTACTGCTGGATTTTGATTTGGCCTACTAACAACTTTTTGATAAAGGCTTGACTCAAGGTCCCCACCCCGAGTTGCCGCGGGCGGCTCTCCCGGAGATGAAGACATTCTTTTTACGCCATTCTTTGTGTATTCCTTGTAGGAACCTTTATGAAGAATGAGTTTTTGCGCTTCATTTAAGCCCACAATTGACAACTCTTCTGCTGCTTTTCGCATTTGATAAACGCCTGCCAAAATAATGCTTTTGATTTCCGGCTCAACAGCAGCAAGCGCCGCATAAACCTTCTGGGTTGGTGTGCTTTTTTTTGCCATGTTAACGAAGCGTCCTTCTGCATTCTGCTCTAATATGCGTTCTTGTGTAAAGCAAAGCATCTATCTCATAGGTTCCGTCGACCACCTGATGAAATCCGCCGACAACAATTTGGTCGCCGTATGTAACGCTTGCGCTTAATGGAAGTCGGCACACGATGTTTCTTTCTTCGCTCATCTGTCCAGTGGTTGATTCATCTACGTCTTCTGAATTTTTCTGATGAATTGAACCAAAAACGGTTGTATCGGTCCCGACATTTGTCCAAATTCCTTCTGCCTGATTTGCAAAACCAGGTGTCATATTCTTTATGGTTATTGCTGTTCGTGCACCACGCATTTCACAGAACCACCCTTCGCCTAAATCGCTTCACCGAATTTAGTTCCCTATCGGTGAATCCACCTTCTCCGCCATCAGGAAACAAATAATCTGTTCCTTCAACTTTGAATCTCGCAAGACCCTGTGCGTCTATTAAAAACTTGCCCATCTCTCGCGTTGCCGCGGAGTAAAGAACACGCTCTAGAGCAACAGTATCTGGTCCTGTCATTCCTGCTGTGTATGTAACTAGCGCTTGATTTCCCGTGCCAGCAATTCTTATGTTGTCGATGCCCCAAGGGAAAATATCGAAGTCAGTAATATTTTGCTGAACTTCATCTCCGGGAAGACCAACAAAAAAACTGGTTACGCTTTGAACCGGCGCATGACGTAAAAAAATCTGTCTTTGATTTGGAACAAGTTTGTGTTCTTCCTCGGTAAAGACCTGAGCCCCCAACGGACGATTTAGATAATATGCAAGTTCGGATTCAAGTGCTCCGAGAATCGACATTGCTGCATCCTGTTGGGAATCCGTAAAGGTTTTTCCCATATAGAGTTCGAGGTCGTCATAGGTGAGAATAGCCATAAGGCTGATAATACACCAGTATGCAAAATTATTTTATTTGGCTACTCTGGCGACTCGCATACCCAGAATATGTTCTTGTACGCGAATGCCACATATTCTTCATCGCCGAGGTCCATTATGAAGCCCATATCCTCAGCATTTATGCGCACATCCACCCTGTCGATATACCCAAAACATGAGTGCATAATCACGTTTTCGTCGTCAAGCATCTCCCAGTCATACCTGACTTCTACTCTTTTCCCAAGTTCAAAAGCGCTGTGAATCATCCCCGTTGTGGTAATTCTTGAAATAAGTGACTCATACGGGTTTTCGGGATTGAAGTCATCTCGCATCGTAAACAACTTGTAGATTGCAGTTTTTACAATTGCGTACGCGTGCGGGTGTCCCCATGCATCGTTGAAGTCATATTGCGCCGAGTCTTCTTGCTCTGGTTCTTTCACAAGAGATTTACTTTGTTTCGATGTTCCCTAAAGAAGAAACAGTGATGGGAAGCACTTTGTACTTTTTTGCTTCATCTACCGTAAGCCTGTCGCCCTTACTATGAACGCGAACAGCAACTCCATTACGTGTTTCAAAGATGTCTCTTGGTGCGATTATGTGTGTCATGACTTCATATTAGCAGACGTCAAGTATCAAATGAACACGGTCAAAATGCCAATTATTATGCACGCTATGTAGTTTCCCCGTATTGTTTATTTCCCATATCTCCCCTTGCGGTATGTGCATAACTTCTCCATCCACCTCAAATACGCATTCATCGCTCGTGCGAATTGGAAGGTGGAATCTTCTTGTTACTTGCAGCAGTTCTGTTGCATCTTTGTGGCGTCCAATACTTTTATTGGAACGCAAAAGAACAAGATTTGCTCTTCTTATGTTGTTGTGCTCTTTTATGCTCAAAAGATAGTTTGATATTTCGTCAATATGTTTTGAGAACAATTGATAAAAGCGAGGCGCTAACTTCTTTGCCGTTGACAATTCATTGAATATAATCGGAATTGTCATTGTGTCGCGATGGCCAATTATATTTTCTTGACGATATGTAAAAGTCTTCCAAGAATCTTCTGGCAGCGAAGCCATTGTTTTTTCTATTGATTCAATGTCGTACTTGCCGACGAATCGAAAATTGAAATCTTTATCTAGTGCCATAAGCCCATAAAAGACGAAACCCCCGCCTCGGTCCATTTCTGGACTTTGGCGGGGGCCTCGACTAAGCCGTGAGGCTCATCATTCAGGCGCACCGTCGAATTCAACTTCGACGAACGACTCTGGGCGCTTGACGGCAAGGGCAAGGCGCTCTTCGGCCAGAACGGCAACTGCGTTCCGGATGAAGAAGTCGCTGTGCTGCTCGGCAACACGGATGGTGCCTTCCATGCGGTCGTACAACGTGGCGCCGATACCAAACGAACCAACAAGAGCAAAGCCCTCAGTGATTGCTGGTGTTGACACCATTGGCAAACGCCACAAGCGTGCCTCTGCACCAAGGGAGACCGACATGACCATCAAGTGACGCTGTTCGCCATCCTTGGTCAGTTCGATGTCTTCCATGTCGTTCGGGTGAACGATGATGCCCGTTGGCTCGTAGTAGGCGAGCAGCGACTTGGTGATTGCACGACGGATAACGTCAATGCGAGTATCACCGGTCGAGCCTGCGCTCCACACTTGATTCTGGATGCCCGAGGTCTCACGGATACCGGTCAGGTTTGAACCCGTGCCGTCACCGTTAAGAATCTGGTCATCCTCCACGAGGCGGAGGCCGTAGAGCAACTCGTTGTCGATGATGCCACGAAGTGTGGGCTCATCGTCAAGGACGTTGCGGTGGGCAACCTCGAAGTGGGCAATCGTGCGTACAGGAGCCTGCACACCAACAACAGTCATTGACGACTGTGGCTTCGCTGCGAACACTGCAGGTGAACCTGAGCGCTCAGCAACAGTTGAAGCATTGTTGGTAAAACCGCTTACGCGGAAGTACTCAATCATGTTGGTGTTTGTCTGCTGGACTGGGAACAAGTCACGAACTCGCATCGTGCGCTTTGCGCGCTCGATGATACCTTCGCGCTGCGGCGTGCCGAAGTCACCAGGGGTGCCCGATGGCAGTGCAGTGAAGATGTCCTTGACTTGATACGGAGCATGCATGGTGAAACCGTTACGGCCACCGGCAACGCTCTTGAACTCCTCAGAATCGATGAAGCGCTGGCCGACTGATTTCTTTTCGTCGCCAGGCACAAGGAGTGACTTTGAAGAAGTGGCGATTGACTGCGAACCCGCAGCCCATGCCTTAACTTCTTCGTGGCCCTCAAGGGCTTCAATTTCTGAACGGATTTCGCGAGCCTTGGTCAGTCCTGAACGGAATGCCTCGACATGCTTCATTTCAACTTGAACTTCTGGGCCACCCTCTTCGCGGTTGGCCTCTACGTGATTGACGATTTCGTCATTCGCGGCGAGGACATCCTTGAGGGCACCTTTAAGTTCCTTTAGACGGCTGTTTGTAGCCATTGTGGGATACTCCTTTTAGAGTGTTGTACTTATAGGACACAAGGTAAGCACCTCGTTATTCAACAGTATGCTAGACCATTGTACTGTTGTCAAGCAGGAGACTACTGGTCTCCCTTTTCATCTTCGTCGTCATCAAAAATTGTTTCCATGAATGAATCAAAGTCAATTTCCTGATAGTTGATTGGCTCTATAAGAACGCCTCCTTTAAACGTAATTTTAGGAGGTGGAACCGCAATTTTCAGGGAAGAAATAACCCTTTCAAGTACGGATACGGCAATAAATGGCGGCACGGAGCCAAGGTCTACATGGATGGGTTCATTGAGGTCATCTCCGGAAACGGAGATAGTTATAACCGAAAATTTAAGGTCATCTTCGTCTTGAAATCCGGTGTTCGGCGTCGATGACATTTAGTCTTCTTCTTTTTCTGACCAAGACTCAAGAGCATCCACTAGTCCAGTATCGACAACTTCTTCATACAATTTTTTGCCAGCCTCTGTTGCTTGATAGAGCCATTCGCCATCATTATTGATGCCTACAATTTCGATTAGACCGCTATCAACCATGTCCTGTAACTCTTGGTCAATAAGTTTTCTTTGTTCTTCGCTATGCGACATACTCCACGCCCCTGAATATTCCTCGTCCGCTATAAATCCACATTTGCTCGTAGTTGAACCACTCTTCTCCTACGCCTTTTGGCTGGTACTGCACAACCGCAAGACCTTGCTGCCAGTTTTCTGCACCTTGCATTAGTGGACGGCCAAACTCGTCAGCACCAGACTTCGTTGAGGGAACTGCGCCATCAATCCTGCACAAACAGCCTGGACTCGCAGCCATCACTGTTCGCGGACCGGCTTCAGACACTCGTGTACGGTATGCAACTTCAACACGATGAATGTGTCCGTAAATAACTGACTTGTGTGCGTCATTCAAATATTTTGTGGTTGTTGAGCCATTTGAAGTAACCCGGTCACCGTGCCGAATAATTAGATTTTCATTTAATGCCAAAAATGATTCTGGATATCCAGAAAGATAATTGATACCGAATTCGTCCATTCGACAAAGATTTGGAACAGAAAGAACTGGCCAACCCTCGCGCAGTTCATCCATTAGTTTGCCACGTGTCAACCCAAATGCTGCTTCTGCATTTGTCTGTATATACCGAGCAAGTCGTGCTTCGTGGTTTCCCGCAATCCATGTAATTGTTGCATTTGGTGCAGCATTCCTAATTTGAGCACACAGCAAAGTCGCCCTATCGATAGTCGCTTGAGTCAATTGCTTGAATGTCGGAGCAGTCAAAAATTTTCCAAATTCTGCAAAGTCAAGATTATCTCCCAACATCACAACTTGGTCTGGCTTAATATCCTCTATTAGTTTTAGGGAAATAGCGATGGCGTTTTCGTCGTGAATTGGCTCTAACTCACTATTTACTTCCAATGACTTTTTGTAATATCCCATTTGCATGTCTGGGAGTATTACCGCAGTCTCCCAATCTTTTATTTTTTTGGACCTTGCTTTTGCTTTTGGAATGTTGTACTTGGGGCCTTGCGTAACCATTGGCCAATCTGGGCCGAGGTCCCACTTTGGACTAAGGATAATGCTTGCACCCTTGAGGTCGTGAATCTTTGCTTCGCCTGCTTCATCTTTTGTTACGGTCTGCCATTTGCCAACCTTCATTGACTTTATTGAGCCAACTTCTTCTGGCTTGATGTTGTGCTCTTTTAAGAGTTTTGCAACTGCTTCAATGTGCGCTTGTTCTGTAACCTTTGAAATGCCGTCTGATATGCCCATGATTATTTTTTCTCCTCAATCGCGTGTGTTGATTTTGAAATTACATTGTTTAATTTGCGCCATTTATTGATTGCCCAAATTCCGCAGGTGTAATTATTTTCTTCAAGAACGCGAGCGATAGCGCGAGTTGAAACATTTTCGTCAAGCAATGCTTTTTTGAGACTTTCGGCGTCTTTTTTGGGTAATGCCTTCAAAAGCGCATCGACCTTCAAGCAGATGTTTTTATTTGAGTCTTTTTTACATTGTTCGTATAGGTCCATGTTGCTCCATGTTTGGCTTTTGTCCAAACATCATGATAGCACATGGTTGCCCCCTGATTGGGGACTGATGGCAGAGGACTACTGAGAAATTTCTTTGATGAGGAGGTGAAACTCTTTGAGGTCATCAAACGAAATTGACGCAGTTTCCTTAACTGCTTCAGCAGACTTCTCTTCGCTTACTTCGGCTACTGGCTCTGCCTCAACTGCTGCCTCTTCTGCTTTTGCTTCTTCGACAACCTCTTCGGTTGCTTGCTCGGAGATTGCTTCTTCTGAAATTTTTTCTTCGACAACTTCTGTTGCAATTTCGGCAACCTGCTCGACTACTTCTTCCGACTTTGCTTCCTCAATAACCGGAGTGACTTCATCTGTGGTGTCTTCGGTGTCGTACTGTGCCAAGCGCTCAAGGATTGCTGAGTTGGCTTTTAGGGCCTCCTCGACCACTGACCTGAAGTCTTTGTCAAACTTGTTCATTGCACTCTCCTCTTTTTCGCTTTCACTATCGTAGTCATACTCTTGCTCTTCGGTGGGTAAGGCCTCCTCTACCTTGAGGGCATCTCCTCTGGCAACTACCGTGACGTTGGTTGGGTGCCAATTGCCTGCTGATTTGCCGGAAACATCGGCTCCGTCATAGTCTTCAGGCAAATCTTCCTCATCTTCGGGCTCGTCAGGGCCTGCCTCTGCCTGCATCCAAACCCTAATTAAATAAACGGGATTCTCTTCGGAACCCTCTAATTCAAGGCCTTGTGGCTCTCCGCGTAGTTTTCCGTCTGTTTCTACTCCAACCACATCACCGTAGAAGGTGCCTTGAGTCGTGTCCCAAGAGACAATCGAACCCTTTTCGGCCATTCCCTCAACCTTTTCCATAACCACAAACGTGCGGAGTTTCATTTCTGCGTAATCGACCTCGTAGAACTCGCCGGTTCGCTCACCAGCCTCGTTGAGTTCCTCAACAAGCGCTACGTCGTCTTCGGCTTCGATGACAATGCCCTTCATCTCCTGCTCTCCGTCAAACCAAGAGATATTTGTGTCTGCGTCGATAATGTTGTCCATGTCTTTAAGTCCTTTTACGGTGAGGTCTAGTGTTTCCGCTAGTGGGGCATTAATTAGTCCTTTAAACATCATAATTGCATCGACGTTTTCGTCTGACTTTAGTTCAGGGGCGTCTCGACCCATTTCTTCGTAATGCTTGGCAATATGGCGGTACACGCCTTGTCTTGCTGCACCACGAAGCACTGTTCCCTGTCGTCCACCGTTCAGAACGGCAACCGAGTTGCCGAGAGCACGACCTGACGCTGCGCCAGCCTTACCGCCCGCGTCAACATAATGATGGATAAACGAATAATGAGTTTTCCTAGTTCCCTTGGTATTAGGGAGTTGAAATGCAAAAATGTCGTTGAAGTAAGCGGGTGTTGCTGGAGAGCGCATTTTCTTAAACTGCGCAGTTCTGTCCCACGCAGAAGAAGAGTCAACAGATGTTGAGTGAGAAGGAATAGCGCGACCGTTAGGCCCCGCATCCTTCAACTCCATATCGTGCTCCTCAGTCATTTACTTCTTCTTTCGTCAATGGTTCAGTGATGTAGCCAGCCTTAATCATAAGATTATCTACTTCATGGTCGGACTTTAGCGAAGGTACTTCAAAGCCGCCGTCTCGATAATGTTTCGCAAGATGATTGTAAACCGCTTTTCTATCTGCGCCACGCAAAATAGTTCCACCTCGTGCGCCGTTTAGAACTGACATCTGAACCCTTAGTTCTCCCATTGCGGCCGCTCCGGCTTGTCCATCTTTAGAAATGTGATGGTGGATGAATGTGTAATGCGTTTTGCGAGTTCCGTCAGTGTTGGGTAACTGGTATGCAAAAATCTTCCTATAGTAGGAAGGTGACTCTGGAGAACGGACAGCCAGAATTGCGCTCCTGTTAATCGGCGTATCGTCTCTTACTGCAGTTGAGTGACTACGGATTGGCCCACCGGCTTTTGATTCAATTGCTTCCCAGTCGGCTCCCTCTTCGCTTTCTTCCCACTCAGTGATTGCTTCGGCGTAAGACTTGACCCCATCCAATTTGACAACTCCATCAGGAATTACCGCAAACCTGCATTTACCTTCTTCTTGCACTGTTTGTTTGATGATAGAGCAAACCCCATCACCTTTGTACAGAGTGCAATTTGAGCACTTCACTCCGATGTCTTTAACATCATTTTCTGCAGGGGAATCATAACCCGCCCAAATTCCATCGCCGTCCTCGTCGAACTTTCCGTAGACAGTTGCAATCTGTAGAAGAGATTCGTGCAATGCTGCCTCTTCTGCCGAAAGAAGAAATCTGTGCCCGATGTGTTTTTGCTCAAGGGTCTCAAATTCTGCTTTTTCTGCTGCATAAAGAGCAGACATGTGACGTCGTGCTTCGGCAAGGGTGTCGTGACATCCGCCTGGGACTGGACTGTCTTCACCCTCTTTTACAACTGCGTATCCGCTACAACCAGACATGTTGCTTGAAATGCGATACGGCTTACCTTCGGCTGGGCGACGACGACGAGGGCGGCGGGCACCGGGACGACCAACAACGCCTGGACGATACGGCGTACCAAAGGAACCAGGGTTTCCTTCTGGCATATCGGTATAAACATCTTTGCGGCTGCTCAGTGGATGCTCGGATGGAAGAAGGTCGGTATCGTATGCCGCGCGACGAAAGCGTCCTGTTCGGAGAGCAAACAAAAGACCGTTGACTCTTGCCATCGCCCATTGTTCTGGTGATGAAACATTCGGACGCACCGAACTTGGATTTGTGCGATAAGCCCCGACCCCTCGTCGATAGCAAGCAGCAAGCATTGAGTAAGTGGCTCGCTTTCCTGCGGAATCTCCGTACTTCTCGTTATGGTCTGCAACTTTTTTACGCAATGCTTTTTCTACACGAGCAGACATCGCAGGTGCTTTTTCTTCAAGATTTTCGATGTTTGTATTTTTTTCGTCTCGACGATTCATTGCCTCAACGAGTTTTGTAGACCATGTTCTTCCAGCATCTCCGCCCCAAAGTTTCCATGCGATAAGTCCAGCACCCGGATATCCGTCTGCGCCTGGTTTACTATTTGCTGGAGTGCGAAGGTCAACCTCGTGACGAGGAAAATATTTGGCAATATGTCGAACTTTTCTCGGCGCTGCAATTGTGTTGTTAACCAAATATCTGGCCGTATTTTTGCCAACGGAAGTTCCGCCACGATTGTATTCACTCGACATGTCAAGGCCCATCTGTGCCTGCTTTTTGACACCGTCTGGAATCTTGAAGTTCAGGTCTGAATAGTCGCCTGCTTTTGATTCATCCCAGTCAATGTCTTCATCTTCTTTGATTTCTGTCAAATCATCTTTTACGCTGAGCGTTCTCGTGTTTGGTGCTGCACCAAAAATTACTGGAGAATATTCGTAAAGTTCCAACTGCTTAATAAATCTGACCCCTGTTTTTTCATCGGTCATTGACTTGCCTTCTGGAACAGAATATCCAATTGACCACTCTTGCTCGTCAGCAAAAAACTGAACGTCGTGGAATGCGTCGCGACCGCGCGTTGTGTTTAAATTAAACTGCATTTTAACAAGAAGGGCTCCGGCGTTTTGTGAACGAAGGTCATCTGGTAGCCGCTCGTCATTGGGCATCAACTCCTCAACCTTGAGAGTTTTGGCAACTGGGATATTGGTGTCGTGAGACCAAACGCCCTTGGGGTTTCTTTTCCTGAGAGTGTTCTTGTATGCTCCCGGCTCAATAACGTCGTTTACAGAGTCAACAATGTTCGTTACCGAAACGATTGCTTCGACGATGCCGTCAGCGTCATTGATGCCGCGAATTGAAGATACTGGAACATTCTTGCGGTCCATCAAGCCTCCTGCATGTGATTGTACACCCGAGTAGGCGGCAAGACTAACTTAACAATGCGTATAGGCTAAGCAAACGAAAGCGTGCATCTGCAATTTATAACCGAAGTGCCGTCGTTGACAAAATCTCCTGGGAACTTAACCGACTTGCCTTCGACATAAAAGAAATCATCAATTCCAATAGTCGTGTTACCCACATGCGTGTGTTCTGCGCGACCCTTTTCGTCATCTGTGTTAATCCAGGTTTTTTTGGTGTAGCCAAGTTGCTTTGCAGCCCACAAGAGTCCAGCGTTAAATGCTCCGGAAACCTCTGTTCTGACTATTGTCTTGATTCTGTTGGAGAATGACTGTGCCATCCACTGACCAAGTTCCGTAACGAAAGCAGAATGCGGACGACCGACAAATGAATCAATCATCTTTTGCATATTCATCCGAGTGGTTGTGTTAACCAAAAGAAGATTTGAAATCCTGTCTTCGATTAGTTCTTGGATTTGCTTGCCTTGCATATCAAGACGGTCAAAGCCCCCTCCCGCAACATCAATTGCTCCGTCAAGGAATACAGCGGAAATCCATGTCTTTCCGTCTGTTTCCAACTGATTGCTCCAAACTTCTGAGTCGAAAAAGTCATCAACTGATATCTTTTCACCAGCGTCCCAGCGCTCTTTAATCTTTTTAGAAGAGGCTTTTTCCATCACTACTCGTTGCTGGCGCTTGAAGAATGACGCAACTTGAAGGGTGACGCTTGCTTCAAGTCTGTCCAACTGACGAGTTCTCCTTTGGGCAACCGAAGAATCCTTAACGCTCTCCCCCATGGGGTGAGAAAGTGGCGCCAGCGCTGGCTCGAAGATTGCCCGCGGTGAAGGATTTTCGCTATTTGGAGTGGTGATGTTTGGGGAAGAAGGGGCACCGCCGCTTGGTTTTGGCTCAGTCCCGTCCTCGCGCGGTCTACCCGGGCGCTGCTCAGGATTGATTCTGTCCATTGGACCAAGACCTCCACCGTCTTTGCCAAATGCAACCGGCATGAGGTTTGTTGGCACGAGTAGTTCGTCCATTCCGACGCCTTCACGTCCAGTCAGTTCGCGATATTCATCAATGCTGATTGCACCCTGTTTTAGTTCCTCAAGGTGAAATCCAGCCCTTTCCCTATCGTCTCGTGACAAAACCGCAACGGCGGACAGGTCATACGAGAAGTATGTCGACAAGTCCTCGTCAAGCATGTCAAAAGCCCTCTCCAAAAGCGTCAGGTGAGGAACCATTGTTTCGCGCCAGAAAACCTCTAGTTCTACATCGGCATTTGCGAATGTTCTTCCCGCTGCATTTCCGATAACTGACTCTGGAACACCAAAAGAGAGAAGTATTTCTTCTTTATTTTGATTGCGCGCCTCTGTGTATTGAGCATCGCGATGGTTTGTGGATGTGTCAATGAAACTTGCGTCTTCTGCCGAAAGTACCGTGATTCTTCCGGCACCACCAATGTTTGAGCCAGTAGTTCCTCGAAAGCGGCGGGCGATTTCTTCGCTTTGCTCTTCTTCCATGTCACCCTTAATCACAAGCATCCCACCAGGTCGTCCGTCATTGATGACGAAGTTTCTGTTGTAGACACGGGAGTAGTAGTCAAACTCAATGGCGAGACCGGCAGATTCAAGTGGGGTCTGACCTTTGTAGGGGTCGATTGGATGCGGAACACGAATCCACATCATGTTCAATGGGTCAATAATTTTTTTAGGAGTGTTGGGGTATTCAACAGAAAAGCCTGCTACGAAGTTTACTGGGTCTGGAATTGGAAAAACATGTTGAGGCTGATGCAAAAATAAAGAAGTTACGTCACCCAAGCGATTCCTTGTTATTTCTACAAATGCACCTTTTCTAGAAAGCAGCACCTGTGAGGAAAGCATAAACCTAAACGTAAACGAGTCAGTACTTGAATTTGGACGTCGGTTAAGCAAATCAAGAATCGGGGCATCCCATGTCAATTCGCCAATTCGCCAGTCCCCTTTGCGCAGCGCAATTGGCAAAGATGCTGCGTTTGCTGCAATTGCATAAACTGCTTTGTATACCCAGACAACCCTGTTGAGAGCCTGATTGATTCCTCGCTCAACATCCCATCCGTCTTTGTAGGCTTCTCCAGGACGGCTGTAGGCGGCCGACGTGGTGAATCGTTTTTTCTCGTTTAGCCCTAAAAAGCCCTCTGCCGAAACTCTGGAAAATGATTTAAGAAACGCCACTTTTATTCACCGTCGCTTTCGAATCCTAAACCCACTGCGATTACCGCAAGACATATTCCAAGTGCGAGGAAACCAAGCGTCTCGCTAATCAAAAATCCACTAGTAGATAAACAAACCGTGCTGGCCACCAATGCTGATGCCGATAGTCGCTCTCGTGTAAGGAACAGAAATTGTTTTGTAACAAAAAAAACTGTCACCGCAAGCAAACCAGCAAGAATCGCTCCCACAATCATGTATTTTCCTTTACCACGCCGAAGATGAAAGATAGGCCATATTTATAAAACTACACCAATGGTAGTGCTGGCACCGTAAAAGGTGTTCGCACCACCATTGGTGTACAAGTAGCGACTAGAAAGGTTGCTCTTCCTTGTCCCAGTCGGCCGACTTCTTTGTGGCCTGCTGCTGTTGCTGCTGACCAGTCTTGGTGATTGTGGGTACCTGTGCTTTGCGCAGGGAAACGCCAATATCATCGGCAACCAAGACAACCTTGGACTGCTTTTGACCTTCTTTGTTTTCCCATGATTGCTGCTCTAGGCGTCCAGAAACAATCACTCGCGAGCCCTTTGCAAGGCTTGCAGCGACATTGTCTGCTAGTTCGCCCCAAGCGTTGACGTCAAAGAAGGAAACTTCCTCGTCCCATTCGTCTTGCTTGTTTTTCCAGCGACGGTTGACCGCTACGCCAACCTTTAGGACACTGCTCCCAGTTTTTGTGGTCTTGATTTCGGGCTCTGCAGTGAGATTCCCGATGACCGTTACTTGTGCTGTCATATTTTCTCCTATGTACCTGATGTTTACTTGACTTCGGATTCCAGTTCCAACATGAACCAACCTCTTATCCACAAAAGCGCGATAACTGAATACCCGCAGATGTCTAGCCATGTGTCGGCGATTGGTTCAAATAGAACCGGACCATCGTGTTTTTGCAAGTTCTTGAGGCGCTCCAATTTGTCATTTAGACGAATGGCAACACCAGGAATTGCAAATCTTGCAATGTTTCCGTGTCCGTACATGCGCTGTTTACCAATTATGGTATCCAGCACCTGTATTCCCGCCTCTTCGACGGAAATCTTTAACTCTGTCGCGTAGCCATTTAGGCCATAAGCGCAGATAATCGCAAATTGTTTTTCAAGCGTTACATCATCCGCTGGCATTTCTGAATGAAAAACTCCGTCAACGATTTCGTTAAAATGATTTTGGATGTGCTCTTGCAGCAAGCCATCTCCGTCACAGTTTGCAAAACTTGGATGCTTTGCCATTTGGACAACATTGACCATCATTAAAGACGCTGCGGTATCCCAGTTGGTTGGCTCTGTGCCTTTTTCGTCTGTTCGGATTACTTCCATTTTTAATTCCCTTTCGTGTTTTCGAATATCATATGTGTCTCTGTTTGTCATTATTTTCTCTCTTTGTAACTGATTGGCGACAACATTGCTGTTTTAGATTGCCTTGAGTCCCACTCAAATATTCTTCGCAATGACAAAAATGTTTCAAAAATGTCATCGTCTATTCTAAGGGGAAAAAATCCCCATTGGTCTGGCCGCAGCCATAATGCTGCCGCATTGTCCACCTTTGGCATGGGAATCTCAATATCGTCATCAAACATGACATCCGCCCGTGAGTAGGCAGCAAGTTGAAGCGCTACCTTGGCGCTGATTCCAGACCTCGTTGTCTTGAAGTCCACAAGCGTAATCTTGTCGCGAATCTTGGCTATCGCGTCAAACGAACCCGCGTACATGTGTGTTACGGAAAATACTGACTTTTCTACATGCAGCCACTCGGGTTCAAACTCAACACAAAAAAGGTCAAAGTTCTTAATAAAGGGTTGCAAATCATCATCGTATGAAGCGAGAGGATTGCTGATTCTCTCCTCAATCGCCTTGTGCACCCTGTCTCCGATATCCGCAGCAGTCTTTAGTTCTCGCTCTGGCGCAGCCTTGAGCCACATGCGTGCCTTGTCCTGCTGCTTGGCGCCGATTAGTTCGTTGACGTATTCAATATTGTCAACTGCTGCATTGGCAGTTACCTTGCTGTTCCATGCGCGCAGAAATGGCGCTGGGAGCATGTCGATGATTGAAGTAACAGAAGGCGCTTTGAGTGTTGGGATATTCGGATGCTTGTAATACCGGTATCCGTTAATTTGCAAAGTTTGTATTTTTGGATTTGTCATTGTTTAATTAGTCCCTGTTCCTTGAGCCACTCTCTATAAGTGTCCCAATTGTCCGTGTACCTGTATGTTGCGTCCATCACTATATCAGGGTCCTGCCGTTCATACAACTCTTTCCCCATGTTTAAGACTATGTATTTTGGTGTTGGAAATACAACGCCAAACTTTTTCTTATCGTAACTTCCACCGATAATGTCTATTTCCGTTCTTGATTCTGCTCTGCTTTTAGAAGTTGATTTTTGTCTATTTTTATTGGTTTTTGCCACTACTGATTTGCCACCCTTAGCATATCCTCAAATCTCAAGCGTATTTCCTTAACGCAGTCTTTGAAATCATCCGAAAAGTTTTTGTCCATAACGATGGACTCGGTGTCTTCGTCAATGACCAGCATTTCTCCAAGGACTTCTAGTTTCGCAATGCTGCCTTTGATTATTTTCATATTCGAAGAAAGGTGCTTTGCAACGGCGGCAACAGCCTCTCTCTTGACGTTCGCAGTTGGTATTGCAATCGAAACTGATTCGTCTTTTCCGCCAAGCATGTGCCCATGGATTGTGAATGGTTCACTTGGATTACCCATTTTGCCAAAACCAGAAATTTTAGACATCGCTTCTCCATTCAGTCGTATTGTTGATTATACAGCATATCCATAACATTCTGGGGTTCCAATAAAAAACCCTTTGATGGATTATCACTTTTTTCTGCGAATACACGCTTTGTCGAACTATTGAAAGTTTCTTTATTCATCCTTAGATAATTCTTTAATCTCTCTACCGAAACCACAATCATTGAGGAATTCAATGAATACACATATATCCACCAGGTTGCTGTGGTTACGTTTATGCCGCTAAGGTCCCATACCGGATGACCGAAGACATCGGTTTTGCGGCGGGGATTTTGATTGGTTTCGACAACCATCCTGCCGTTTCTGTATCTGTCTGTTTTGACTTCTGCGGAACCTTGTATAACTGAATTATAAAAAGTTTTTACAAAAGACTCTCCCGAATGCCCAAACGCTAAGTCGTTCGCAAAATCAAACGATTTTTCTGGGATGTCAAAGTGTTTGTTGTAGGTCATTGTTCGCATTTTCATATTGGTTTTGTGCAGAAAGGAATCGTTCAAGGTCAATGTTAAACCTTGGCTTAGATTCCCCTTGAGTTACATTGATTGACTGAGCAAAATCTTCTGCAATCGATTTCCACATTTCTTCTCGTTGAATCAAGAACGATATTGTCTCGTGAGTAATTGCAAGAAGTCCTTCTTGAATTGTTATCTCTACCTCACCGGTATGTTTTGCTTCCTCGATTAGTTCTAAGAGCGCTTCAAGCGTGTTGATGGTTTGTTGTGGGCTGTTCATCTTGTTGTGTTAAGTCTAGCGACTATCTCCGCTTCCACCAATTTTGCCTCTTGATGCTCGCGATTCAAGTTTTGCAAGATTCTGAACTGCCACTGAAGATAGATTTGTTTTAAGTGCAGTAGCCAATTCTGAGCAATACCACATAACGTCACCAATTTCATCGATTAGTCCTTGAGATAGTTCTTCTGTAATCTCACCGTTATTGTCTCTGATTATTTTTTTGTATTTTCCTGCAACCTCGCCGGCCTCGGATGCCAGGCCAAGAATTAAATATTCAATCGCTCGCTGCTGTGGATATTTTGCGGTCTTGCCTGTCCTGAATTGATAGTGCGAAAAATCCATAAATGCAACCTCGTAAAACTTGTTTGTGTCCATACAGAAAGCATAGCCGGATACACGCTGCTTAGACGTTTTTTCGTCGTATCGTGCACTAACCTACTCGGTTCACACAACATACGGAAGGTTACTTTATGACATTATTAGACCAAGCATTCGTGGATTCCTATTCTCAAAAATTGGCTCCTTGGGGCTTTAACGGAATGGGTGAAATCGTTTTTCTTCGAACCTATAGTCGCAAAAAGGATGATGGAAATAATGAAACGTGGATTGAAACTCTTCAGCGAGTCGTTAATGGTGCGCACGAAATCGGTGTTGACTACACCCAAGAGGAAGCCGAGAGCCTCTTTGACCACATGTTCAATTTGCGCTGCTCATTCTCCGGCAGAGCACTTTGGCAACTTGGAACGCCTCTCGTTCAGAAATTCAATGGCTCGTCGTTAAACAACTGTTACTTCACAAATATTGAAAAGGTTGAGGATTTCGAACTTCTTTTTGAGTATCTCATGCTTGGTGGCGGCGTTGGTTTTTCAGTAGAGCGCGCAAAAATTCATGACCTGCCGAAAGTAAAGGCTGGGGTAAGTATCACCCATGAGCGCTCTAACGACGCTGACATCATTGTTCCAGACTCGCGACATGGATGGAAGCGTTTGCTTCACGCTGTACTGAAGTCGTATTTTGAGACCGGCAAGTCGTTCAGTTATTCCACAATTTTGATTCGTGAGTACGGTGCGCCGCTCAAGACTTTCGGTGGCACTGCTTCTGGTCCCGGTGCACTAATCGACGGAATGGCGGACATCTGCAAAGTCCTTGATGGGCGAGTTGGAAAGAAACTCCGCTCTATTGACGTTCTTGATATTTGCAACATCATCGGACGAATTGTCGTTTCTGGCTCGTCTCGTCGTTCTGCTCAGATTGCCATGGGCGACCCAGATGACGTACTGTTTTTGCGTGCGAAAAACTGGTCGACTGGTTCCATCCCTGCATGGCGCGCAAACAGCAACAATTCCATTTATGCAGACTCTTACGAAGAGATTATGCCAGAACTATGGAAGGGCTACGACGGCTCTGGAGAACCTTACGGATTACTGAATCGCAAACTCGCCCGCAGCGTAGGTCGATTGGGAGAAAAAAACCCAGATAATTCGATTGAGGGGTTTAACCCGTGTGCAGAGATTGCTCTTGCTGATGGCGAGTCCTGCAATCTATCGACAATCTTTTTGCCGAACGTAGAATCACTTGAGCAACTGAAAGAGATTTCAATTCTTCTTTATAAAGTGCAAAAGCAAATCACGCGACTTTCTTACCCGTACGAAAAAACCACAAACATCGTAAAAAAGAATGCTCGTCTTGGTCAAAGTATTACCGGCATTCTGCAAGTCAATGCCAACAAAATTGAATGGTTGGACTCCGCATACAAGAACCTTGCTTCCTTTGACGAAAAATATTCAAAGGCAAAAGGTTGGCCTACGTCTGTACGTCTTACCACTGTCCAGCCGTCTGGCACCCTCTCACTACTGCCTGGGGTAACTCCAGGAATCCATCCGGCATTTGCTCAGTACTACATCCGCAGGGTGCGTTTTGGCTCTTCTGACCCGCTGGTAGACGCATGTCGCAAGCGTGGATACAAGGTTGTTTGGGATATCGGCATCGACGGTCGCGAAGACAGGACCCGTTACGTTGTCGAGTTCCCATGCATGTCGCCAGAAGGCTCCGTATTGGCTGCTGACATGACCGCAGTACAGCAGTTGGAATGGGTGAAAACCATGCAAACAGTCTGGGCAGATAACGCCGTTTCAGTGACCGTGTATTACCGAAAAGAAGAGTTGTCGGAAATTAAGGATTGGCTAAAGAACAACTACGACAACGGCGTAAAGTCGGTTTCTTTCTTGCTCCACAGCGACCACAACTTCCCGCTTCCTCCGTATGAACAGTGCACAAAACAGCAGTACGAAGAGATGCTAAAAAGCATCGACTTCTCTGTTCCGCTAAATCAAAAGTCTTTTGACTCAGATTTGGAAATAGATAACTGCGCTACTGGTGCTTGCCCGATTAAGTGATTACGGACGACCAGGCGAGTATCGCTTGGAAATCCACATCAACTCATTGCCGGTGTTGACACAGACGTATGGAACTCCGTAGAAATACGTTCGTGCTGCCGGATTTGAGCAACGCAGGTCAACAACTTGCGGTTGGGCAACGGTCGTCGTGGGCGCGAAGGTTGTCGTGGAGGCAACGGGGGCTGGAACTGTAGTTGTGGTAAAGACAGTCGTAGTGGGGGATACTGTCGTTGTTGTCGTCTGTGGGGGTGCGCCTTCAAGAACCGAATAAGCCAACAAATTTGGACTTCCTGTCCCGATGTTGAAGAGTGCTCCGCTAGTCGCAGTGGCGTTCAGCATTTGCTGCACTTCCTGCTGCGTCAAGTTCGGGTTCTTCTGCAGCATTGTTGCGACGATGCCAGAAACAATCGGTGCCGCATTGGACGTGCCACTACTTGAACGATACGTATTTGGCGGACCGACCCATGCGCCGACAAGGTCTGAGCCCGGCGCAAAAATATCTAAGCAAGTTCCAAAATTGGAATATGATGCGCGCAATTCGTTCTTGTCGATTGCCCCTACGGAAATTGCGCTTATTTCTGATGCTGGTGAGTACAGACAGGCATCACGATTTTGATTTCCTGCTGCTACAACGACAATCATTCCGTCTGTAATCAATTTACGCACTGCTTTGTTAAATGCCTCGGACTTAGACATGCCAACACTCATGTTTACGACTGCTGGAACGCCAGGTTGATGATGTTCAACCATCCAGTCGATTGCTGGGTACAGACTTGCGCTTGATGGGTTTGAATTAGTGCAGTTCAATACGCGCACAGAAATAAGGCGCACATTCTTGGCAACTCCGTAAGTTTTGCCTCCAATGAGACTCGCAGTATGGGAGCCGTGACCAGCACAGTCTTCTGCGCCATACCCATCCAAGATTGCCGTGTAACCAAGTTCTACGCGACCTGCGAATTCTTCGTGGGCGGAGTTGATGCCTGAATCAAAAACATACACATTGACTCCGGTCCCGTCATGTGAATAGTCGTAACGGTCATTGAGCGTTGCTTCACGCTGGTCAACTCTGTCCAGGCCCCACGTTGGACGCCAGCCGTTATCGTTCTGCAGTGGCTGCGAAATGACCGAAGATGCCGTCAGGAACAGTGATACAAGTGCGGTAAATATTTTCATAGTTTTTCCTTTACATTTGGTTACTTACACCCTACCCGTTTGACGGGTCAACCACAACCTCTTTTTTAAATCTGCCTATCAGCAATATTCCTTTTTTCTACCGGTGCCAAATTCCCATTGTGGAGCGCTTTAATATCTTTACGCACCCAAGTCATTCCGTATGTTGTA